TTTATTTCTTGCGTTTATTGTCCCTGTTCCAGTACCTCTTAAAAAAGCACCTTGTAAATTCGGTAAATTAAATGTACTAGAACCATCACCTATACCCCACGTTGTTCCAACTACAGTGAACAAATCACTATAGATTGTTCTAGATATTGCAGAACCATCACAAACAATCCACCGATTTGTTGTTTTCCATTCAGTTGTTGTTGCCATTGAAAACGCACCAATCATTCCCACAAAAGCAGGTATTGGATTAGAACTTATTTCAGCAGCAACATCTGTTTCCGTAGGTGATAAATCAGCAACAGAACTTGTTCCGCGATGTGCTAGATAGTTTGATTTATTAATTAGTTTAGAAAAACTTCTTGCTCTGCTCATGTTTTTTAGAAAGTTATTGTTGGTAAAAGATCTTCAATTTTTTTTAAAGTAGCCTCTTCATTATATTTACCTTGTTCATCTAAAACAACATCAATGGTCAATGATTTTTCTCTATCATTTTCATCTATGACTAAGATTTCCATGTCATGTTTAAGTTCAATTTCAAAATCTTCTTTAGAAGTAATAGTATTTGTAGGCTCATCAAAATAAACTATTGTTGCTCCATTTGAAACTGGGCTCATATATTGTCTTGTGACTATAAATTCTTTAATCATATTTTACTCCTTTTTAACATGCATATACTATAAGTGAACGCCAACTTGAATACTGCCAATAATAATGATATCTATATCCATTATAGAGATTATAATCTTGAGTTAATCTTAAAATAAAATAGTATCTCCAAACATTATATGGTTGTGTAAATGAATTGCTACTATAGAAGGTTGCGCCTGAAATATTAGGTTGAAAAACTACGTTTTCATCTGCAACAAAGTTTGCAGTAGTTAAAGTAGGCGGTTCTGAACTCATTTGAACATACCAAAGTGTTCCACCACCTCCAGTACCATTTGGAAGATTTAATGATGTATAAACACCTTGACAATTTCCAATATGACTCCAATTCATGCCATTTGGATGCTCTACCCAGAAACGATATCCAGGACTAACATGTCTAATTGGGGTAACTCTCCAATTATCATACCAAGTTTTTTCGTCACCTTTTTCATCATGTGCATTCATTTGTCTAGTTACACCGAGAGTGTATGTTCTTGTTCCTGTAATTTCAACTTCTTTAAAACTGTTTCCATCCCAATTACTAATTGTTGTTCCTGTATCTCCAATGTCTGCAGCGGAAGTTGGGGTAGCACTATAAAAAACCTTATATTTATCCACAACAGAACTTGTGCCACCATTAGCAGGATCTGTCATTCCGTTCCAAGCATATACTTCTGCTGGAGTCCATGTCCAATTTGGATTAATTTCCACGGTCCTTGTTGGTCGGGCATAACTTATATAATCAGATTGAACATCTACATCATTGATAGTTATATTTGGATATATTGTACCCATAAAATATGATTTTGGAGGAGAATGATATTCATATGGTGTGGGATTGATATCATAATTTTGTGAGTTTGCAGTATTTGTAGCTTTTACCCAATAGTACAATTTAAAATCTGGGTCTTGCGTAGTGTTAAATTCTTTAGTTTGTCCAGATACCTGACTGTCATTTGGATTCAGAAATATCCAATTACCTTGAGTATTAGATGGTTGTGAATTTGCTGTTGTTGTTTGAATATAGTAATCTACTTCATTATATTCTTCTCCATCTGCAATAGTATTAAATTCTATATCTAATTTACTTGTACCAGTTGACCAAGTTCGGATTGCATTTGATATGATTAACGGTGTCTGCAAATCTGCTAAATTTTTTGCTCTTGGTTTTGGTAGACCTCTGAGGTCTGAAAATTTTATATTATTTGACGGTAGTGTAGCATCACGGTCGTGATCTTGCCAGCCTTGAAATGTACTTAACTTAGAATCGGATAAAGTAGGATGATTGGCTTTGTTTCTATATTCACTTATTATATCAGAAAATTTTATTGAGCCGTTTTCATTTACTGCCATTAGGGATTGCCATATGCTTCTATATCATCAGAAACTATTAATGCACCACTTGTGTTTAGATTTAATTTGTTTACATTGTTGTAAGTAAACAATAAGTTAGAAGAACCATCAGTTGTTATATCCCAGTTTCCAATATCTAATGACGCACCACCTCCTGTGTTTGCTTCTGGATGCTGTACTGTTGTAAAATAAAAATTACCCGAACCATCTGTAGTCAGAACTTGATTAGCATTTCCAGTTGAATTGACATCTGATAATTGAGATAGTGATGTTATAAAGTTTTCTGATACCGTTCTAAAATAAAAATTGCCTGATCCATCTGTAGTCAGAACTTGATTGGCAGTTGCAGTTGCTGAATTTATATCTGATAATTCACTTAAAGTTGTAGCAAAAACAATATTGGCATTTGTAGTATTCAATGAATCAATGAGTACTGAGTTTGTTTGTACAGTTAATTTGGATGCAAACTTGGATATTTCTCTTGCTTTACTCACGATTGCGGTTCCTCTTGTGAAGGTTCGTCAGCATCACTAATAGTAAGTTCGCCTTTTTCAACCATTTCCATTATTTCTATGTAATCCTTATTTCCAGAATGAAATGGTACAGACTTTTCTATACCGTCAATAGTTGCTAAAAATCTGATATTTTCACCATTACTAAATTTAATTTCAGCATTTGGATCAAAATTTATTTGAGCCATGTATTTTACATTTGTTATTGAACTCATAATTCCGCATCTGCAAAATAAGTTGTACTAAAATGGTGACTTGGGGCGCCCACACTAGCATTGCCATTTCTAACTGCGACATATTTATTTGTACCCCCTATTGTTGTCCAGCCACTATATGTGACTGCACTATTATTGTCTCTAATTGTTCCTGTTGTTCCATCATGTGTGACATAAGCAGTTGGGACTGCTCTCATTTCAACTTCAAAATTAACATCTGTAAAAGCAGATTGTCTGCCACCAGCATAAGCAAGCAATCCAGAAACTCTTCCAGTTGCATAATATCTTTTACACAACTTTAGCTCCACCCCAATCGAACGATGCTCAAATGGAGTGGCAACAGGTCCTTCTTCAAGCTGGACTCCAGTTAAATGCAACTCTGTTGCTGTAGTGTTTAATCCGAATGCTATACATAAATCACTTGCACCTGGAGATACATCAATTGTAAAAAGTACTGAGTATCTTGTCCAATTTGTTGTTAATGTAATACTACTTGGTGTAGGTGCTGAAACAGCAGTAAAAGTGCCTGTTGCAACTCCAAGACGAAAATAACTACTAAAATTTAAAGTTTCACCACCAGCTACTGACTTAGCATAAAAACTTAAAGTCCAAACAGAACCAACACCAAATTGTCCTGCTTGACCTGCAGCAGGCAATTCTACAGTTTGACGAATATCAATATTACTTCCTGATCCTTTAGTAAGTTTTAAATAATGGGAAAATCCTGTAGGTGTATTTCCTGTTATCTGTTGTGAAGTCATAGGATCGCTAGCTATAAACCATCTATCTACACCTTTGTATCCTGCACTCGCGGATGCAAATGGACCTACGCTTGCGCCAGCATTTCTTTGGTCAATCTGCATTCCACCGTTGATAATCTTGTTGCGGAACGTGTAATTATTTGTAGGAACCGCTGAATCACCCAGCACAACATTCCCTAGCGTAACAGTTCCCGCACCTTCTACACCTGTGTGACTTGCTATTATGTTTCCACCAACTTTAAGAGTTCCTGGCATTAATCTATCCTTCTGTTACACTTATTAGTGTTAATGGTTTTACTTCTCCGACGTTTGCTTCACCTGCACCTATAATTACTTCATTACTTGTTGCACAAGTAGCCGTATAATTAGTATTAAAATTTGTCCAAGGACCAGTTGCTGATGTCGCACTATACTGTAAGGTTAATGTGTTTCCACTTCTTTGCCATTTAAAATAATAGAATGTATTACTGGTGTCTCCTGTTATAGGAGCATAATATTGAGATAATATACTATATGCAGGAGAAGCAGGACTAAATCCAGATTGTCCTATTGCTCCCCAATAAGGTCCATTGCCTCCATCACCAGTGAAATCGTCTAAACTAGCACTATCTCTATATACCATACCCGCACCACGAAAATCTTGTTGCCAAGATGCAACTACTGTAAAATCTCCAGGAAATACTCTATTCAAAATCACACCTCCATATGAACTTGCAACTTGACCATTCCCCCACCACTTCTGACCATCAGGTGATATTATTCCATTATTAATATTACTATCTCTAGGATACATCCATTTATATCTGTATTGAACTGTTAACCATTGTGATTGTCCAACATACATCTCTACAGCATTTAATTCTGTATTGTAATAACTTGTTCCAATGGAAGGAGATACTGGTCTGTTTGATGTAGTACCGCTAGGTATTCCTACATCTCCGCTTAGACTTAATTTATCCGTATCATTACTATGACTTGCTAATGTCTTCCCACCCAATGTAATCGTTCCGCTCATTCAGGTTTCTCCGGCCATGTTACGTTTGTCAATTCTCCATTCTCATTCAATTGTGGTTCACTGTTTGCAGGTAAATCTCTCAATGCTTGGCAATAGTCAATCCATGCTTGAGATGGTGTTAGGTCTGAACGAAAACGCCAATCTGTTTCTTGTAGCAATCGATCACGTTCTATTCTTAGCAGGCGTAGTGGTTGCCTATCTTTAATTTCTTGTATTTTGTTATCTAATTCTTCTTGTGTAATTTTAACAGTTGATTCAGAATCATAAATTATTTTACTTGCAATTGGTGGTAATTCTGAATTATAAATCATGCCTTCTTGTGGTCTTAATTCCCCCAATGCTTTTGCTAGATAATTCATTGTGCTATCTCAAATAATGTCATAAAAGATGCTGTTCTTGGTGTGTAATCCATATTAGTACTGTCACTCGCACTATGATTCAAATATATACCATCATTATAACTTGCACCAAGAGTTGCTTTTATTTCATAAACAATTTCTATAGGTGTGGTAGGTATTGTTGGTGAATCTAAATAATTAAAACTCATTGAATTACAACCAAAACCATATGCAGGATTTGCATATCTAGAAAGAGTGGTACTACCAAACCTATTTCCTGCTACGTCACCTGCTGCTCCTGTGAGTTTAGTTCCATCTCTGTATATTGCAGTATGAATTGAACCTGCATCATGTCCTAAACTTATATTAACGCTCACCAAAATTTTTGATGAACTTAGAAATGGAGTAATTCCTTTACTAAACGGAATATTAAATGATGCAAAACTATCAGTAGATACTGAACTAATAGATGCAGTTCCAGTAAATACATGTTGTACTGTCTGAATAATATGCCCAGCAGGAAACGTAGCACTACCTAAATTAACATTACTCGCCAATACAGGCTCAGCCGCTCCAGTTTGTGTTACTAATACTTTATTATTAATTCTTATTTCAGGCATCTGTTCTTTCCGGCCAATGTTCAAACACTAACATACCATTGTCATTCAAAGTAGGTGCTGTTATTTCTCCAGCTTCTATTTGTTGTGGTAAGTTTCTAAGTGCTGTTCTATATGTTTTTAAACTATCTATATTTAATCCTTCTTCTAATCCTCTAGTAATTTCCCAATCTGTTTCTTGTAGTAATCGGTTGCGTTCTATTCTTAATAGGCGTAGTGGTTCGGCTGCTTCTAGTTCTGCTAATTTAGCATCTATTTCTGCTTGTGTTGGTTGAGCAACATTTGGGCTACACCAAATGAGATTACCATCGTCCCACATCCAATCTCCATCCGGAGATAATGCATAGATTGCTTGATTCCTAAAGTCGGTCATCCTGATATCTCCATAACAATAAGAGTGGATGTATACGCATCATCATACGCCGCACCATTTCTGCTTACATTTGTGTTAAACCAAGGCTTAACCCCAAAATAAACATAAGTAAGATAATAGGTTAATGTGCTATCAGTTGCAGGTTCATCTAGTATAGAATAGTAAGTTTGAGACGATTGATTATTATCTCCTGTCCATTCTTTGCCAGAATTCTGTGGTGTTCTACTACCACTAGAACCATAAATTGGTGATGTAGCATTACCACGATGCAATTTTAAACTTATGCCGGTACTTGTGTTACCAATATTAATTGCATATTGAACAAGAAATTTAGAAGCATTTGATGCTGGAGTAATTTCTACTTTAAATGCAGTATTGGTATGTGCAGTAGTTGTGAAAGTGTCAGTTGTAAAAAGCGTATGATTATCATTTACTGTATCTGGTCCTTGCCATTCTGTATTCCTAATTACACCTTTTACCTGTAGAACATGCCCAGCAGGAAACGTAGCACTACCTAAATCAACATTACTCGCCAGCACAGGATTGTTGCCGTCAGCTTGAGTTGCAAATGTGTAACCGTTTATTTTAAGTTCAGGCATGTTATGTTAAATCCTAAAAAGTATATCCTGTTACAACTATTGTGCCACCATAAGAAGTAATAGCATTATCATCGGGATGAAAATATATTCTAAAACCATCTATAGCATCTGTTAATTGTGATCTAAAACCAATAGTATAATGGTATGCATGTTGGTCTGAGGTATGACCATAAGTGGACATACCATATCCTGTATATCCCCTGGTTTTATTGGCCTCATTACAACCATTTAACCAAATATCAAAAAAAGAATTTTCTGTTGGGTCTGTTCCCATATTATTTGAAATAACAACAAAACCATCCCATACTTCTTGCCCATATCCCGCAGCATCTAATCTTTTATACCATTCACTCATTTGTAAACCAGTATCATCTTGTGTATTGTTGTTATAACGCATGTACATTCTAATATCACCAGTTGAGGCCGTTCCACCCCAAAATACATTATGTCCAATAACATGATACTTTTTATAACCAGATGGTAGATTTATGACAGTATCTTGTGCTGAAATTTCAGTTGTAGAAAGCCAAACTTCTGCTGGTTTATATCCTGCACCTGTATTGGAAACAGTATCAACACTTGCACCTATTTTAACATTGTCAATTTCAGGTACATTCGTTCCAGATTGAGATATAAATGGATAACCGTTTATGTTTATGTCAGGCATAGTTAACGATAGATTAATTTTCCTACGATGTCCGCACCACCTTTGAAGTCAATGTCTCCACCAATCACAATTAAATTTCCATTGACTGTGACTAAAGAATCAAATGTTACATCACCATAAAAAGCTACATTTGTACCCTCATCTATAGTTACTGCTTCGGGTATTGAATTTCTTTGAGCAATTGCACCATGCTCTGTGATGATTTCCATGTCTTTTGATTTTATCGGCAACTGTACTGTAGCAAAGTTGACCGCTCTTTTTGAACCTAAGTAACCACTCATAATTCTAGTATGCTGATTGTGGCATCTATGACATTGTTAGCCGATGCAGTGACTGTGATAATTTCATTTTGCTGAACAACCATTTTACCATCAAGTACTGAAAGTGTACTTCCAACTGGAATCGGTGCATTCTTCACAACATATGTTCCGTCAATATCTACATCTGCAGTTTCAGAACTACTACCTTTGTTTGCTAGAACTAAACCAATGATTAATGCAGTAATACCGGCGGGTGTTGTATGAACGATCACGCCAGCAGTATTTGCAGTTGCAGCTTTTCTTTTAAATGTAGCCATGTCTTAAATTATCCGAGAGCAATTGAATAAAGTATTGCATTAAGGTTTTCTTCATCAGCAAAATAGAATGCATTATTGCCATATGTTTTGAGAACTTGACCAGAAGTACCATCTGTTATATTTAGGTCTGTTAGTGATTTTGATGTAGTTTGTAATAGTTGTATAGATGTATCTGATACTGCTCTGCCAATTAAACCATAAGAAGTAGATGATGTAGTTAACAAACCACTTCCAGTTAAATAGTAATTTTGATTTACGGTAAGTCCAGTTTGATTGTCCGCAATATCACCTACTAAAAATACTTCAGATACTTGACCATTGTTTACAGAATCTTTGGCTATACCTATATAATTAGTCGCATTTGTTGTTGTTAGATCATATGATGTATATTCTGGATTATATGTCCAAACATTAGGTCTGGTAGTATTATCTAAACGTATACCTACAAATATTTTTTCAAAATTACTCGCATACACACCACCACCTAATCCAAAATAAGTTGAACCTGTAGAAACTATATCAGTAACACCTGAAATTGATAATCCATTAGGAGCAGAATCATCTATTTGAACTACGTTATAATATGGATAAGAACTATTATTTCCATCAGCACCACCAATTATAAATTTATTGCTGGCTTTATGATGAACAAAAATATTAGCAACGCCAGAAAACGGATTAGCAGTACTAACTCTTATAGCAGAACCAAAAGTTACAGAATTATTGGTAATTGTACCAATAAATACTGACTGGTAGTTACTGTCTGCAGTATTCTGACCAATATAAAGAAGTAGTTTTTCATTTACACTATCATATCGGCAAATAGGTGTGATTCCGGCTGCAGATTGTACAGTTACTGCCGACCCCCATGTTATAGTTCCATTAGCAAGTTCACCAATCATTATCGTTACATAATTAGAAGTATCATGATAGAGTAAAACATGCTTATTTAATTCGGGTATGTATAGAGCAGTTGAATATGCATTAGATGCCGTAGTTACTATAAATGTCACTGGTGAATCAAGTGTTATATTTGTACCAGAAACCGTACATACTGCATAGTACATATAAAAGGAATTATAATCTTGAAAGTATATCACCATTTTATTTGAATTAGTATCATATACTATTGAATTAAATCTTGACCTTGTTGTATAAAGTTCAAGAGGAGTTCCAAATGTGATGCTATTTCCACTTATATCTCCAACTACTGCATATATGTTGATTGCATCACTATTATTAATATAAGTTATAACTACTTTATTTTGGTCAGTATCAATTGCAACAACTGTGTTAGAAATATTGTCTGAGTTCCATGCTACAGGTGTACCCCAATTAAAACCAACTTCTCTTGTGGTTTCTCCGTTTGTGGTCGTATTTGAGGTTTCAGTCACTGTTCCTATACTTACTAATCCATTAAAAGGAGAAACTGAACTTCTTTGAGCAACAATGGCAGAACTTGTGTTTTCATCATAATCTACATCAAAAAATGTAGTACCAGTTGTAGTTGCTTCACTTAATGTTTGTGAAACTTCTGTATATTGTGCTATTATGGGATGTGCAATCTTTTCAATTTCTCCATTATCTATTCGTAATGCTACTGTATCTCCTGTTGTGATTGTACCATTAGCCGTGAATGAAGCTAGTGAAACACTTCCGCTTCCGCCTGCTGTATTAGCAAAATAGAAATTACCAGTTCCATCTGCAGTCAGAACTTGATTTGCAGTAGCAGTAGAATTTACATCAACTAAGTCAGAAAGAAATGTGCGTACACCTTGTATTCTAAATCCAGGTCTAAATGTGTCCACTGTAATAACATCATTAGCAAATAATGCTTCTGTAAATGTAATAGTATTTGCAGAATAATTAAATGTATAATCTTCTAAATTTAAACGAATACCATTATTATATACATTAATAAAATAAGAACTATTAATGTCTGTATCAAGTGTTATGACCGTTTGGTTTTCAATTGCTTGAAACACTTCTTCATTATAACTAGATTGAGAAAAATTAGATATTCCTGTTGATACACTATCAATCGTTCTGAAACCAGGACTGAATATATCAAATTCTATTACATCATTAGCTGATATACTTTGATTGAAAGTTACTTTATTATTTGCAACATCAATGGTAAATGATGTATCATGTAATCTAGCACCATTAAAAAAGACATTTAATCTTGTACTAGCATCAATATTTGAAGATAATATTACATTGGAAGTGTTTGATATATTTTCAAAAGCTTCTCTAGCATAACTTGTTTGTGTTAGATTTGAAACATCAAGAGTACCATCTACTATTCTAAATCCAGGTTTAATTAATTCTATAGCAACAGTATCATCTACTGCAAGAGCAGAATTAAATTCAAGTGTATTATTTGAATTATATATTGTATAATCAGTCTCTGTTAATCTTATTCCATTTACATATACATTTGTTCTAAAAGAATCATCTATATTTGTTGAAAGAATGAATGATGTTTGATTTGCGAGAGAGACAAATGTTTCTCTTGAATAACTTGATTGTGCTAAATTAGTAACTCCACTTGCACCGACTAAATCAATTACATCTCCACTTTCTGGAGCAATAACAAATGTTATATACTGACCAGTAGATGCAATATTATAGTCAATACCTTCAATAAGTTTTAAGCCGTTTTGAAATACACTAATATGATTGGATTCATAGCTAACGCCAAAAATAGTTTTTATGCCATCCCCCGTATATGTTTTACGGTCAGAAATGGTTTCTATGGATTGTAATTCTTTAGGTGACGGTGCTCCGATGAATGGCATTATTCAGGTTTCTCCGGCCAAATAACATCATCAAGTGATGTATATGTGTTAGTAATATCCCGTAAAGCTTGTCTATAGTTTAATTGCTCTTGTGTTGGAGTTCTATCTGGTAAAACCCACCAATCTGTTTTTCTTAACTTAGTTCCTCTTGCTAATCTCAAATCTCTTAATTTTTCTTCATCTGTATAAACATTTTCAATGAATTGTTCATTTTCATATTTCCATTTAGTAGTGCAATTATCTGGACAGTCTACCCATTTCATACTGGAATGAACTTCAAATGTGGAATCTGAAACTTGTACAATTTTATCTAAATGTATAAGCGCCTTTTTCATACGTATTCCTCTACAATAACAGCACCTTTGTATCCATCAGCACCTTCATTATTAGTGCTTACATGGGTGCCTGAACCACCACATCCCCATCCATTTGGATTAGACCTTGCACCCCAAACACTACCTCCTCTGCCTGTTCCACCCCAATAAGAAGCACCTCCAACTCCACTACTTTCTTCATTGCCACCGCCATCTATGTTGCCACATATTCCTGCATTACCATACAAATTGATATCTCCTCCAGTAGCAACACCACCATATCCACCAACTGCCCAAGTTTCTGGTTCTTCACCACCTGTGGCAGAGCAATACGAACCAAAAGATGATGTGCCTCCAGGACCTCCACCACCTCCTGAATTACCAATAGAACGTGTACCTCCAACTCCAACTGTGACAGATACGCTTGTTACTTGTCGTACATCAATCCATTTAATTGTAGTTCCCCCTGCTCCACCACCTCCTTGAGCATCATCTTGGTTGTGAGAACCACCGCCACCTCCTCCGCCAGTAACATAAACTTTTATATAATTTACACCAGCGGGCTTTGTCCATGTTGATGTACCAACAGTGTCAAATATTTGAACAGATCTAAAACCAACAACATTTCCATGTGCATTTTTTATATCATTACTTTCTACGGTGTCAATTTGAATAGAAGTTGAGCCATTTACTTTGCTGATAACTTCTGTTCCATCTATTGTCAAACTTGCGTTGGGCATATCATCCTGTTAGATTTAAATTACCATTTGGACCAATCACAATATCACCATCTACACTTAGATTGTTGATCACATTTAAAGTACCATTGACAGTGATGTTTGGTACACTTACAGGACCACTGAGAATTGCAGAATAGTTTTCAGCAACTTCAACATCATTGGTAAAAGTTTTTGTGTTAATACCAACTATAATTGATTTTTGTTTGGCGTTACTTTTTGACGGCATTAAACTGTATTAGCTGAATTGTTTGCTGTTGGTTCATCTTCTATATTTATCTCATAGCGATTCGGCCAATGTTCAAACACCAGCATTCCATTCTCATCCAGTGTAGGTGCTGGAATGTTTCCATTTGCTATTTCTTGTGGAAGGTCTCGGAGTGCATTACGATAGTCTATTAGATTTGAATCTGTAATGTTGCGTTCTGTATTGCGTTGAACTTCCCAATCAGATTGTTGAAGAATTTGGTTTCGTTCTATTCTTAATAGACGTAGTGGTTCGGCTGCTTGAAGTTCTGCTATCTTTGCTTGGATTTCTTCTTCAGTGGGTATGTTTACAAATCCATTTATAAATTTAATTTGAGATACAGGTCCATTGGATGGTCCGTTACAAATATTTTCAATACCTACTAAATCTATAACCACTTCAAAATATGTTTTCATCCTTGTATCTCCATAGCAAATAATGTTGCGATAGACTTATTGCCACTATTGCCTTGTCCTATACTTAAACTTGCATTATAAGCCTGAAAATATGGTCTTATTGAATAGTTACTACTTGTTGGATGTAATACTCTAACAGTCAAACTAGTATTATTTAAATTTGAACCAGAACTTGTCCATGAATGTTGATTAAAATACCAAGCAGATGAACCTAAAATTGATTCTGAACTAAAAGAATTTGTACTATAAACAAAACCACCTCCAAGTCCATTACTTGAACCGCTACAATATACGTCAGGAATAAACATTTGTAAAAATAAATAATTACTTGTATTAGGATTAATTATATCAATTTGTAGACCGCTCCAATTTGATGCGGTTGTTGTGATTGTAGCAGGAGACCCATTAAAATTATATTCATCATAAAAATGTCTTAACATATGTCCAGCAGGAAACGTAGCACTTGCCAATGCATTGTTCACATTAACATTATCCATCACAACATTACTTGTCATTATAGGCTCATCCGTGCCTGTCTGCGTTACTACTGTTTTTCCACCAATCGTAAGTGTTGCCATGTTTTATACCTTATCTGAAAATAGCAATATGTAAATGGTCTTGGTCAACGAAACCATAACTACTATAGTGGTATTGGTATGTTATTCCTACATAAGTTGTTTCAATACCCCCTGCCGTAGCATTGTAACCTCCGATTCCACCAACATTACCATAACTATTGGTTGAAGCAACATGCGAACCAGTTACACAATAATTAGTATCTGGCATTGGGGTTAAAAAATAAATTTTATACAAACCAACGCCAACCCTTACTACTTTACTTACGTTACCAGAAGCATATATATCACAATGAGATTCACTTTCTACAGTAACATATGACATGCCGTTAAAATGTACCCATGCTCTACAAGCAAATATAGGTAATGTTGTATTTGTTAAATCTGTTGTTGGTCCTTGAGATGCAGAAGTATCTAATGAACTAAATGATGTTTTAATATTTGCATTAGACATATCTGCATTAGACATATCTGCATTTGTCAAATTTACATTTGATGTTATTTCCGGATCAGCACTTCCAGATTGTGTAAACAGTGTTTTGTTTCCGAGTTGTAGAGTTGCCATTATGCTGCTATCTCCATTGCTGTGATTGTTGATACCCCACAAGGATTGCCACCACTAGCTCTTCTATTAACATATAAAATAGCATTTGAATCTGCAGCACCTACATTTATTTGATAAGTTATACTATCTATTGTAGATGGACTGTCTAAATAATTTTTAGAATTACCTCCCGCAAAAGGAATACTACTTCCAGAAGGATACATATTATGACCACCCATAACAAAAAATGTTGCACTACTATCTGTACCTACTCCAATTGCTGAACTAGTTCCTCCATTAATACTTCTATAAATTGACCAATAATAATTGTATCCTTCAAAGTTATTTAATCCCATAAAAATATCAGCAAATAACCATATTTTACTTGTATTAAACTTTGGAGTAATTGTAACAGATAATCCAGTTACAGCATATGGAGTAACACCTGAATTTCCATTTGAAACTCCAGAACCACCCCAATGGTCGGTTTTAGTAGTTGATTTAAGTTGTAACATACAACCAGCAGGCACACTTGCACCAAACTCTGGACGATTGTCTCCACTTTGTGTAATCACTTCATGACTGTTTAACTTTAGTATTGCCATTATACTGGTTCCTCTGGCCAAGTTACGTTTGTAAGCATTCCGTTTTCATCCAATTCTGGTTCTGCTGTTGCAGGTAAATCCCTCAGTGCCTGTCTATAAGTCAACCATGCCTCTTGGTCTGTTCCAGGATAGTCAACTGTTGCTCTCCAATCTGTTTCTTTTAACAAAATGTTTCTTTTTTCTCTCAAAAATCTTAATGGTTCTTGTTGTTGTAACAGTATTACCTTTTCTTCTAAATCTTCTAAACTTGGTTTCTCATCAGGATTAGATTTCCAAATAATATCTGTATAGTTCGGTCCAGTCATTCCCCAACTATAATTGCCATAATATTCTACCATAGCATTATTGATGGTTATTTGTTTTGGCTTAACCATTAGAAATCTCCATTAAAGTAATACTATTGTCATAACCATTAGGTGTTCCACCTCCTGTAGAATTGGATGTGCCAATGTAGAATGTACCATCTGAAGAACCCCACAACGAATATGATAATAGTGTATCTTTAGGAACATTAGGAGCATGTAGTTTAGTAAACATCACCGAACTTATTCCGTAAGTTCCACTCCAACTTCCTCCACCTGGGTCTCCTGTATCTTGTGTCCAAAAACTACCTAAATTTCCTTCTATTTGCCTAGTATATTTTGAACTTTGTAAAGCAATATAATCAGAAGAATTTGTGGATACCCCACCAACTTTATATCCCATTGCCAATGCTCTATCAACATCATGATTATAGTTACTGTGACCTAAATTTGCTATCACATAAATTTTTGAATTTGATTGTTTGGTTGTAATTTGAACATCATAACATTTAATGGATGCAGCATTTATTGTTACATAATTATCATCATGTAATTCTACAACTTGTACAACATGTCCAGCAGGAAACTTGACCGCACTTGGAATACTCGCAGCACCATTTGATTCTGTAAAAACTGTTGTGTTGTTGAGTTTAAGTGTTGCCATTAGTTTCTCACATTATAGAATATATTTTAGTTACTGGAGATTTATATGGTCCAGTTGCCGAATCACTTGCTCCATCCCAATTAACATTTTGATGTAATCTAAATGTGTATGAGGCATTATACTCCCTACACTCACATAATATATTTTTAGGACCACTCCATGAATCAAATATCCATTCTAAATATATAAGATTTCCTGCCCAATAAACTCCCTGCCTTATTGTAAACTCCGCTCCATTTACTGTATTGTAATCTAATAATAGTTTAAAATGTCCTAAAGCACTATTATCTTCTCCAGTCATTAAAAAACTTGTACTATAATATACATAAGTACTACCTGTCACTGGTGTATAATCTATTTGTGTTCCTGTAATAGTTTGATATGTGGTAGTACTAGATTGATGACTTGTAATAGGTGTAATGTATCTTTCAAATCCACAAATTGTACCAGAAGGCCAACCAGAACCAACTGTAGGTTTAGCAGTTCCGACTTGCTCTAATACTGTCTGCCCATTTAATACAAGATTACCCATTCGTTTTATCCGATGATGTTGAGTTGACCGTTCTCACCAATTGTTAAGTCTCCAGTAATATTTATTTCAGTCATCACGTTTAGATTACCATTTACAGTAACATTGGGAACAGTAACAGGACCAATTAACAATTGTGAATAACCTTCTTCAGCTACTACATTCTTGTCTACAACTATTTCGTTGCTTGGTCTGATTCCTTCTGAATCAAAACCTTTGATGATTGAAATGTTTCCCATTTTACTCCGGTGGTGTTGGCCAGACTACTTCAATTAGATTACCATATTGATCTATTTTAGGAGATTCTAATTCAGTCATGTCTCTTAGATCCTGTCTATATGTTCGCCATGCTTCTTGGTCTGTACCTGGATAAGAAGGAAGGTCACGCCAATCAGATTGAATCAATAACTTTTCTCTTTCTTCTCGCAACAATTGCATGGCTTTATTTGTTTTATATTCTTCATCTGATATTAACTCACCATTTACTATTTTGCAATACTCTAATTTTTTTTCTGGTAGTGCGGCTTCATCTATAATAATAGCATCATTTAAACTATGGTCTAATATATACTTTCTGACTTTTGTGATGTCTTCTGCACCATTGATGCAAATACTTGAGACTGAACCTTCTGCATTCGTGTAAAGTATTAAATTATTCATGATATACTCCATAGAGAAACCCAAACTATATCGGCATCTGACCGTGCTGGTGTAATAATATCACCTAATGTAAATGTAAAATAAGTTGAATTATAAACAAAATAATAACTACTAAAACCACTTAGTCCCATTACGTGATTACCATTCCTTGAATTATTTGTATCGGTATCAATATACCACATATAATCACCAACTGCTGTTGCAAAAGTTAATGTATAATGTCCTGTTGCATTTCTCGTTATACTTGAATAATTACCCCACCAATTCATGACAGAACCATTAAAGCCATTAAATTTTACAGTAACAAAAGGCCCTACACTGTGCCAAGTTGAACCAGATAGACTATTAGTATCATAGTATTCAATACATTTAAAATCTGTGTTGTAACGAATCATACCAACTGCAGGAGTACCTGGTCTTTCTGCTGTTGTTCCTGCTGGTATAGCATTTAATCCTAATGCTGTTTTTGTTGCTTCGGGTATTACAACATTCGTATGCATTTCTGGCATGTTGTTACCATCTTGCGTGAATATTGTTTTACCGCCTAATTGTATTTCTGATGCCATAAGTTAATTACCTTA